GCGTGCATCGCATAGTCCGACGTTGCGCAGACGTCGTAGGGTTGCGGACTCCTTGGCCGCTCACCTTTATAAACGGACCTCCGGGTCCGAAGGCCGGTCATGATGAACATGATCGCGTTCGAGCAATTATACTTGCTATCCCGCTTATCAGCGGCGATGTCTTATTACCCCGCAATCAGCGGCGGTCCCGGTTTCTCGGGTCTCCGGATATCCAGAGATGGGCTACAGACGGCCCAACGTCCACTCCCTTTGGAGCGGGGTCCAGTAAAAACTAGACCCTGGCGACATGTCGCCGGCGGTTACAAAGCCGTCATCGAGTGGGATCTCCCACACATCCCGTTCAACATCGGGAACCCGTGGTGCGGGTAGGCCAGGAGGAAACTGGCCAATAATCATTCGATTATATTTCTCTCGATTATTTTGGAGAGCCTCACGATAACTAGAGGACGTGGATTGTTTCCACGAACCGCCATGCCGACGGCCCACATCGAAATTGATGTGAAGACTTGGTCCACAGGACTTCAAGTCCAGGCCGTTACCAGCCTGCAGTATCCATCCGGATACCGAGGAATGGATCAACCGTTCCATCGCGGCAAACGTCGTGAACCGAGCATCAAGCTCGACGTCTCCAGAATAAAGTTTATTCTTCCTCCAGAATTTCTCGGAGGAACGGCACCAGCCGTTAAACGTTCGTTGTTCGCGAACGGAGTCGCTAGTCATTAGCGTCTGGAAGTTGACGGTTCGTTCAACTTGTTCGAAGATCTCTTCGAACTTGCGGAACCCAAGTAGGTTCGCCTCGTTATTCAGCGAGTCCCAATCCATTTTGGTTGGGTCATAAGGGTCCATCGGTATGGTCCTGCCCGCAGAAGCGGCCAACTCCTTAATGAAGGAGTCGGGATAAATCCCCTTATGATCGATGATAACATCGATGGGCTCAACGAACCCTATAAGCTCCCATTGGGAGTTAGAGACCCTAACTGTCTCTGGTTCGGCAATAATGTCGAACAGGACCCATTCCGAGTCCCAGGAGAGATAACTCTCCTCGAAATCGACGTATTGCCAATCGTCGGCTTCGAGAACATATGCATGTTCTCTGAACGTAAATCCGTCCAGTACATCGAATTCGATGTATACCCAGTCGTCCTCTGAGACGACAGCATACCGATACTCGGTATGGGGCTCATTGATGAGCCTAGTCTCACACCAAATCTTTGGTGAGCCGCCAAATGACCACGAAATGCGGCCATCAGATTCCTCTGGGCGACTGAAGGGATTCGTGTGTCCAACACACACGTCGGTTCTTGGAATGGACCGTTGGACAACTCTGTGTCCAAAGGACGTATGTGGACGCCCTACACTCGGATTATCCGAGTACCAGTATTCACCGACGGCTCCGAGATCGGAGGCAACTGACGACATTGTCAGTTGGAGGTAAGACCTCACGGGCCGGAAATCGACCCGAGTACCGGTGTACTGAGAAAATTGAAGAGAAACAATCTCTTCCTCAATCGAAAAATTGAGATCCGAATATATTTGATATTCGTAGGCGATACTTATCGTCTCGGAGCTTAAAAACTCCGGGACTATGAACTTATAGTCCTTGACTTCATTCGGAAGAATCCGAAGAGCCTGCTCAGGCAGGCTGATACCATGCTTATTCCTGGTATTCAAGGCACGAAGCCTTGATAACTCGATATATCGAGCTAAGGGGTCGGTCATATCAATGACTGAGTACACGTAATTGATGTACTTTCGTCCCCATTTTGGGACGTCGACCTCGGGAATCGGGAACCCGAGGCCCCCGGCGATCGGGGGTAAGAACCAAGGGAGGGTTATCCTTCCCAGAGCATAATTATACTCACGGTCGAAAATCGACCGGAACAGCGTCAGAACAGTGCGCTTCTGGATATCGTTATCCAGGTAATCCAATTGATTACGTAACATACGACCCTTTCCAAGGATCGAACTCCGATTATCAGAGTGTTGGCGGCACATTGTCGTCAGCAGACGTGATTTAATCACGTCAACGTAAAGGAACTTACGCTGGTTCCCGTTGCCTGTTACGACAACGTGGTCTTCACAGAAGATCATCACTCGTTTAGAGTGACCGTCCTTCCAGGACAGGACCATCCGGAAATTCTGGACGACTTTCTTATGCAGGATAATCCTGCCGAGCTCCCGGCGAACGGAAGCTAAGTCGTCCCCGCAAATTGCGAGGGGGTCACTGGAAATCAGTGACGGGGCCATGCCCATGAGGAATGAATCCTCATAGCGGAACATCAATTCCGCACATTCTTCCATGAGAATGTTTATGGCGGTTAACGTCATAAAACTCATGGGCTCACCCATGAATGACCCACATCTATGAGTCATATCGGCCTTTCCGACTGAATCGGAGAAGCTGGCCTCGATCTCGAGGGATCGCTGACACCAAATCAGCGACTCGAACACCCGGAAAGGATGTCCCACCGGAACTCGGCGGAGAATATTAGTCCAGATTAACTGGATTACCTCGATGGTGATATGATCTGTCGAGGCCTTGTAATCCATACTTTGAAGGTATGGTGTACCAGTTGACCGGTACTTATTCTGAATGAATTTCAGAAATGACCACATTTTGTTGGTCGCGCGGAGTCCGATCCGTGCACGCCCGTCCCTGGCAAGGATGGGCTCGATCATGAAACGCATGACCCTGGTTACCATTGTGAACCAGACTTGGGTATTCCCAAGTGTTCGGGACTTCGCGCCCGGCTCACTAAGACAAGTGAGCGTAACCTTCGGGAAATCCCGAGGAACGTACCTGAAGGCCCGTTTTCGCCCACTACGGGTGAATACCGGAATTCTAATTTCCGGTTGGTCGAATGTGGCCAGCCAGTACACGACTGATTCGTGTAGTGGGCCGGACAGGTCCGCCCAGGATCCCTGGGCACTGGCGAATGCGCTCGCCATCAGTAGTATAGAACTACCGATGTTCTCGGGAAGTATTTCACCGAGTTCCGGGACCAATTCCTGGCGGCCTCGGCGCGCCGAGGCACGTCTGGCATGGCCAGACCTACGATACAGTATATCGTAGAGTTTGACGTCAGTGTTAATCACTGTCGTCGACGTCAATCCTCGACGTCCGGCTATCCGTTCACGGACAGTCTTGGTCGGGAAACAGTATCCCGTCCCCTCTTTCGGAAAGAGGAGTTGATTATAACAATCAACTAAGTCTCCACCGTTAGCGATGGATGACTCCCAGAGGTTCTGGGATCGGCCGGAATGGTCGATGAGTCGGAAGTCTCCGACCGGGCGGGATAAATATTTAACCCACTCACGGATAACCGCGGCCTGCCCCCCAAGGGAGGACGAGCGTTCATATGCGCCCGAAGTAGACGTCGAAAAATGCGACGAAACC